TTGAGCATAGAGTCGCTGCTGCCACCATCATCACCGCTGTCACCGTTATCATCACCGCCCGTGTCGGTGTTTTGGTCATCAGCACCAGTGTCTGCATTATCGTCAGCACCAATGTCTGCGTTATCATCTTCACCCATAGTCTTCTCCTTATATTTGGTTTACAGTACCAGTTTGGTTAATCATTGCAGTAAAATCCTCAATGGTCTTACACTTATAAGCAATCTCAATGCAAAGCTCAATATCACGTACAAAGGCATTTTGCCCTTCACGTGCGTATGCGTGCGCGTTGGCGGCTTCCATACCCGACTCCCGCGCTAAAGCAGGCGACCAGGCGCTTGCCTCAATAGTGTTTTCACGCCATGCCTTGAGCACAGCCTTACCTTTTTCGCCCTTAAATATGGTTGCCATGTCACAGCAGTATTTATAACGGGCCAATGCGCCAGCTTCAAAGGCTTCTGTCGCTGGGTCTGTTGTCTCATCACTGTTGGCTGGTGTTACCCCCAAAGGGGTCATGTATGCGGATTCCCAAGTCATGTGCTATTCCTTTTGTTGTGCCTTTAATCAAGTAATACAAGCAAGCGGGCCAGCGCCTCATTGCGTTTTTTCTTCTTTTTTAAGTCTATCAGAAATTGACGCACCCACCAAGGAGTCCCGTGCGGTTTCTGTACAGGTGTGGGGTCTGGTGTTGTACCACCACCGCCCCATGAATTGCCCCAAGCATCACCAAAACTTAAACCCCATGCACTAGCCATTAATCCTCGCCCCATGGGTCAGCATCTGTACCCACACCCGTCACAGTCACATCATTAACCGATTGCATATTTGCATCAAGCTCGTTGGCTTTGGTAAAGGTCAGGTCGTCAGTCTTGGCTTTAATGGCTGCAATATCACCATTGGCAGGCGCTGTGTAAGAGGCAGCAAGCATAGCGTTATTTGTGCCCACCATGTCTGTATTGGTTGTGGTTGTATCAACAAGCGTGACGTTTGCAACAGTATCATTTTGCGCATCAAAGAAAGGATAAGGCATAATGACGTATTGGTCAGACGACTGCACTGCTGCTGGCAATGGCTTGTCAAAAGTTACTGTGTTTGTTGCTGCATCGAAATCTTTAATAACACGGCCAAGGCCAATGTTTGTTCCTGAACGCCAAAGACACAACATTCCGTTCCAATAATCATCAGCTTGCGTTAAAGCGTTATCAATCATAGTTGTCGCACTGCCCCCGCTATCTGCTGTGCCATCTGTAAAACTTCGCGCCCATCGGTCAATATTATCGGCGCCAGTTGTTCCGCCGCTGATGCGCTCAAGATTAACATCAACCGTATCTGCATTTGTAAACGATAATTGGCCTGCTTCTGTCTGAACATTCACCAAAACGTCATGCCATTCAGCACCAGAGGCATCAGAACAAATGATTGTCACGCTGTCAGCATTCATTTCATTCGCGGATAAAACAATCTGAACCATCTTTCCGCCTGCTGGTGTGATTGTTGGAAGCGTTGCAAGATTCGCCAATGCGCCACCATCTTTTGAAACTTTAAAGTCACCTGACGCCAGCGTTGGATTTGTTTGGAATGAACCAGACGATGCAACAGACGGCAGGCCAATGTATAGCGTATGTGATGTGTTTTTAATTGCGGGTGATTGCTGTGCCATGTGCTTCCTATGTCAGTTTTTTGATTGTTAGGGTGCTCTCGCCAGCTGCCATAGATGCGTTCGTTGCCGTGGTTGAACTTTCATTCCCTAGAGGCACGGTCAACACCAAGTCAGCCCCATCACGCTGAACCAAGAACGAGGCAATGTGCGTTGAACTTTCGTCGTGTGAATTAGCCGATCGTATGTAACCAGTGGCAGGCCTAACGGGTTGCAACACACCTCCCAAGGTAAACCGCGCACTGACCGATGAACGCCCTCCCGCCGTGGCTTGAATATAAGTATTGTGGCTTAAATCATAAATTCCATCTTCTGATAAGGTTATAGTTAGCCCGTCAGGGGAAAGAGCGAACCATGAGGGCGTTCCCCCAACAGTAGGGGTAGAGTATTTCACCCTATGTGTGCCGTTATGAGCTTGGTTGCCCGGAATTGTTGAGGCTGATCGCGCCAAACAGTTAAGCATTACCGCCTCAATACCACCGCCACCTGCTGCGTCTGCACCGTCAGCGCCTTTTAAACCCGGTGTTTGTACTGTCATGCTCATTGTGTGCGCACCCCTATTGGCATCCCATCAGCGTCAAACTCAATAACCTTGGGGCTTTGTAACACACCAAGCACGTGGCTCATTGTCTCATTAAGGTTGACTAAAGAGCCTTGCATTGTGGCTAGGCGGTCAATTTTCTCACCAAGCTGGGTGATTCCTTCAATCATTTCAGCGCCATGAGATACTTTAAGGCGGTTGCTTGCATCATCAATAGCGCTTTGCACACGCTTATCTGCGCTGTCCATACTATCTGTAATCTGCTTTATGTTGTCTGTGTTGGCTGCATTAAGCTCTGCGATTCTTTTATCAGTGTCAGATTTGGTTTTATTGATTAACTCAAGCGCTGTGGCCTTTTGCTCATCCAATAATTTACTAGGGTCAATAGCCAGTACACGTGTGCGCAGCTCTTCAAGCTCTTGTATCAAGCCATCCATTTCACTAGGCCCTTGGTTGGCCCGGCGCTCTTCTAATAACTCTGCTATGGATTTACTGTTGTTGCCCACTTGGTAATACCTCTGCCCCTGCTTGTGCTTGCGCTTCTGCTACTTGTTTCATGCCTGCTGCAAGCTCTTCTGCTGATACATCACGCAGTAATGCTGACGGTGAGCCTGTTTTTTCACTTAACCACTGTGGTAATTTCTCAATTTCATAAGCCATCATGGCAAGTTGTGGGTTGATTCCTGCCGTCATTTGGAAAGTCTGCAAGAATTTCTGCACGTCTTCCATTGCCTGTGTCTGTGCAATAGGGCTGACCACCTGAACTTGTACGAAGAAATTATCGATCTCAAAGCCCTCTGGTAATTCTATAAGGCCCTTACGGTGCAGAATAGCCACAACGCGCTTAAATAGGGGTTGCACGTATTCAAACATGGCACGCCCGTAAGCGCTACCAATATCAGTTTGAAACTCGCGAATCCTTTCAGCAATCTCATAAGCGCTGGCTGGTGTTGCCTGCTGCTCTGGTAACCTGCTGTCCAGCATGGTCTTACGTATGCTTTCTTTTAGGTCACTAATCATAAACTCTTGCACGTCAAATGAGCCAGAGCGCTCAAGTGGTTGTATGCTTGGGCCGCTTGGGCCGCCGTTGCGCTCAACAGGGATGAAAGCATTAGGCGCAATCTTAGCCATGTTAGGGTTAAACCCACCGTTTGAGGCAACAGTGTACACACCAAACACAGAAAGCGCCGCATTACGCAGCATATACTCTTTCATCTTATTCAAGGTTTTCACGTCAGCCATAGCCAATACAAAAGGCCCAATGCCAAAAGCATGGCCCGGTATTTTCAGCCAGCGCGGTGTAAAACAGATCTCTTCATTAAAGGTATTCTCGACCAAGCGGTGCTTGCTGCCCTCAAATATAACCTCATAGCGCCATACAAACTCATCATAATCATAGTAACAAGCTTCAATAAGTTCAACATCATCATCGGGGTTGTCTTTAACCATTGTCTCAAGGTCACTATCAAGCGTCACCTTTTCATTGGGCCACGTGTGCTTGAGCAAGCGGGCCTTTACTTTGTACTTTCTAAAGCGCCCATCAACTGTGCCAAAACGGCCCTCCACAACGCCCATTTCGCTCATTGGCGTTGCTAGGAAATTAAGCGGTTGGTTTTGGTCACCTTCATGGCACCAGAGCGCACCAGTACCGATACCCCATTCAAAGTACATTTCAGCACTCGCGGTTGAGAAGTTTGAGGCATTAAGATAAGTAAACACAACATCAGTGAGCTTTTCCAATTCTTTGTTATATTTTTTGCGTTGTTTTTCAGGTACGCCCGGCCCTGCTTTAAGCTCTGCCCAACGTGTAAAGACAGGGGTAAAGTTACTCTGCATGGTATTTACAAAGTTGCTTGCAGCGTTCATTGCCGTACTGTCATATTGTACCTTTGGTTTATTGTGACTGCCACCCTGTTGATTAAATGTATTACGGTAAGGCAGCATAAACTCATAAGAATCCTCAAAGAGAGTCCTGTTAAGGTCACGCTCTGTAAAACCCTTATTGGCTCTTACGACTACTTTCTCAACGGTCAGCTGTGTCATTAACCTAAATTCCCTCTTTTGCCTTCATCTTCTGGTGTCACACCAGTCTCAAGGCCTGATAACAATGATTTTGACCCAGAGCGACCAGATCGTGAGCGTTGTGCTGCCGCATCTTTCTTGTCACGCTTGGCCTCATCATCTGCGAGTTTTTGTTCTTGTGCTGCAAGTCGTGCCTCTTGGGCTTTAAGCGCAGAGTTGTCTGGTTTGCCGCCCCCAAATATCTTACTGACTTTTCCCATATTATAATTCTTTCATAAATACGCGGGCATGAGGTATTTCTGCCCAACCGTTACGCCTCAATAGAATATTAAAGCCCCGTGCTGCTTTACCATCATCATCAATACTGGCTGTGCTGGATGAATAAAACAACTTAGCGCCCTTAGTTTTGCACATATCCTCAATAAAATCTAGCATAGGTTTGGCAATACCGTAGCCTGATCCATTAGGGTTGGTAAAAAATAGCTCTTCAACTGCAACCTTTTCAACCGACCAAGGGTTACCAAGCCCTGCCATGACAAAGCCACCAAGCTCACCCTCATCATCATAAGCAGCCACAATACAATAATCAGGGTCTTCCATCATAGCCAGCAACGACTTGTATGTGTTTTCTTTTGAGGGTGTCAGGTTTTTTATCCAGCCCGACTCGACAAAGAATTTACCACCTATGTGCGCAATGGCTGCAAGGTCTTCAAGTGTGGCCTCTTTAATTAACATTAGAACGGACTCCAATCTTCTGTTGCAATATAGGTTTCTTGCAGCTTACGGCCCTGCTGGGTCTGTGCAACCTTCTTGGCAAAGGTTAATAAGAAAGCATCACCGTTATCTGGTGAAAACTTATATTCTTTTTTAAATTCTTTCTTGCTCTGCATCTTGAGGATTCTGTTGTTGTGCCAGTCATGTAAGCGTGCAGACAGCTCTGACTGTATTGATTGCGCATCTTTCTCTGACAGCTTAGACATTGAACAGGGCACGTCCTCAAACCACTCACGGGCATATCTAAACATTTGGGCCGTCATATCTGCGTTGTTTTCTGGGTCAAGAGCAGCACCACCAAAATTGACCATATTAACAATATGACCATAACCAGCGCCAATAAGGTTGTCATACAGGCCAACACCCAAGCCACCTGCATCAACATTGACCACAGCAGGTTTATATTTCTCAATGTCTTGTATCATGCGCGTTGTGCTCTGGTCTAATCTCATAGGCTTGTAACGCTCATGCTTAATACTGGTACGGCCCTTACGATGGTGCACAACAAACCTATCGCCACCCAAACGGGCAGGGTCAACGCCAAAGACAAGGGGGGCTGTGCTTTGTATTGGCTGGGTGTTACGTGCGCGGCGCACCAATAAAGGTTTAATATAGCTGTCAGCACCAGAAGCCTCAAAAGCCTCCTCTGGTGTAAATGGGTACTCTCTACAAAAGCGCTCTGTGTCACCCTGAAAATCATCCCGTATTTTCTTGCGCCGCCATGCCAAGTGCTCAAGGGTCAGCCCATCTTTGGCAAACATATCAAAATACTCTTGCTCACTGGTAAAGTCTTGGTCAGCAACAGGCTGTGCCAGCTCAAATGTGTCATCCACCTCACGCTCATATTCTGGCTGCCAATACCATGGTATAAATACAAGCTCAAAGTCACTTTCCACATCATCACTCATGGCTTGCACGCACGCACGGTGGAAGTAATTACCCTGACCGTTTGCCGTGCTTTCAAGTATTATCTCTGTGCCATCATCATCTGCAACCGTTTGTAAGATACCTGCGCTGTGGTCGTCACAGTTTGGGCTGTATGCCACCTCTGACCAGTGTATTTGTTGGAAAGTCTTTGAGCGCCCCATACCCTTTGTGCCTGCCGTACCCACTTTGTAACCGCTTTTAAGGTTAGGGAAAAGCAATTCTCTT